CTCTTTTGTACCTGCTCCCCCATGACAGAGATCATGCCCTGCACAGAATCGACACTGCCACCACGTCTCATCGGCTGAGAGCGGTTCTGGGAGGCGTTCGGTTGAGACTATACGATGGCCTCGCTTAATGTACTTGGTGGCCACAGCCTCATCGTAGCGCACTCTCTCGGTGTATATCTGGTCATCATTCTTATTGACCACCAAGAATAATGCCCTTGTTAGTCCAGCACCCTGCATGTAGACCTGACACTGGACGAAGTATTGATGATTGGCTTTCTCCAGACCCTTATCCACAAAATCTTTGAACTTCTTATCACTGGCGGTCTTGAACTCGGCCAGGTGTTTGGTCTTTGGTGCTTCTGGCACTCCTGAGAATATCACCCCGTCCATTGAGCCAGAGACATGATTCCCAAAATCTACCCTTGCCTGATTAGAAGTTGTAGCTCTAATATCCATACCAATAGCTCGGAGATCCTTAACGATGTTGACCTCCTCCTCATGGCCTCTGCGAAATAGGCGCAATACCCGTCCGGGGAACGGCTCAATCACAGCCCAGCGGAAGGTTAGCCAAAGCCAACGATCACAAGGATGCCCCAATAATGATGCCCCCAAGTGAGGGCGGGGTTTGGATTGACGGGACTCAAGGGCTTTGTATATCTGGCTTGCGATTGAGTTTGTGGGGGCGGGGATTTTAGTCATATATGTTTTTGGGATAATCTAACCCCATTCTTTTCGAAGAAAGTGGGGGAGTATTAAAAAGCCCTCCCCCAATATGAGGGGAGGGAAGCGACCCTGAACGGGTCGGGAGGATCATTTAGCCCAAGGTGCGGAAGAGCTGGTTTCTGGCTTTGCGGCAGGTGTTGGTACAGCCCCACCCTCAATAGCTTTCCATGCCTTCACATCATTGTTATCGCCATACTGCTCTGACTTTCTGATGCTCAGTTTGATGGAACAATTGCCGCCAATAAGCTGATCGGTGTCAGAGACATTGGCAAGGCCAATAGCTCGCATCAGATTACCTAACTGCTGGCGGCCAATCTCCTCAGCCTTGGGGTTAGGGTTCTTGATGTTCAGAAGACCAAACACTACACGCCCCTGATGGGTGGGTGCAACTATGTCATAACGGACAAATATGTATTCACCCGTTCCCGCCTTGGTAGTCCTGAGTTCTGCACCTGCGACTGTGGCCTGATACCAGCCTGCGGGTAGCGGCTCGAAGTTGCCTCCACTATCTGCTGGAAGATCGTCTGTGTTAAAAGTTTGGCCTAGATTCGCCATTATTTATTCTCCTTTTTGAGATATTGAAAAAGAGGGGCGGCCAGCAGTAGTTGTGATCGCCCCCATCAGTGGTTTGGTTATAGCTGAGTCTGCGGATTTCCACAGCCTCATGTTGATGGTCGGCCTCCAGTTAAAGAGGCTTGAAAGGTGATCTTGCAATCCGGCCTCCAGAGCAATCTCCTGCAAGAGATCGCCATTGACCTTGCGATTCATGCGACCTGTGATCTTGATCTCGAAGTCATCAATCTCAAAGTTCTTCACGCCCTCAAGCTGATCGCCAACATCAAGGCTCTTAATTATCCGATCCTCAAGGATTCTGCGATGGGCGGTTGCCGCCCGTTCATCCTCCTTGGCCTCAATCCACTCTTCGTAGATGCTCATTTGTCACCCCCTGCAATCTTCTTGATAATCAGATTGAGGTCAGGAGCTTCCCAACCATCCAGTTTGCCAGAGCGATCCTTGGCTAACCACACTCCGTCACCATCACACATCAAGGCTCGCTGTGTAGCTCCCTCAGCATCTTTCTCGACCCGGAGGGCTAACACCTCATCAAAGAAATACGGTAGCTTCTGGGCGACCTTGTTGCCCGGCAGAGAGGGAAAATAGAGCATCTTCCCCATCTCGTCCTGTTGTTTCTCCAGCTTCGCACTCATATAGGTGTGAATTGGGAGATCACGAAAGGCACGAATGATCTCGGAGATTTGCACGTCCATCTCTCCGTATGCCGCCCTGCCATCCTTATTGACCTTCTTCTCGTGCGCCAGCACCACCTCGGCAATCTCGCTGATTGAGTCCAGCGCAATAGATTGGAACTGCCCTGACTCCTCTGATCCCTGAAACCACTCGTAGGCATCCCGGAGGTCTTGCATGGTACTGATCTCAATATAATTGAGGTTGTCACTAGCCAACGAGAGCAGACCACCCTCGGCACTGATGATGATTGGTGAGGGGAGGGTTCTGATAAGAGAAGTCTTACCTGCTCCTGCCGCACCGTACACCAGAAAATTCATGCCGTCAGCATGAAGATTGCCCGTTTGTTTAATGTTAATCATAATGTTTCCTATCGTTTAAGAGCTGTCGGGTCATTCCGTTTGCTCTGCATTGACAATAATACCGAGTTTTCTTACACTGTCAATGGTTATTTTCACCTTGTTAATAATTATTTTAATGGAGCAATTATTTTCACACTGGAGCAAAACATGAGAGAGCTAAACGAAATCCGCAGTGATCTAAAAGACCGCAACCTACAGGCAGTGGCCAGACAGATTCGTATGCACCCCAATGTGCTGTACTCATTTATGAGTGGCGGCAACCAACCACGATACGAGACGATCTTGAAGATCGAGAGTTATTTGACAGGGGGAAACGATAGAGAGTAAGATGGTTGGAGGTTGTAGAAAGCCTATTTGAGAAATGCGAAATTTTATAAATAACCCAATTCGTCCGACTGCCCCTTCTGCGCTCCTGCGCTCCTTCTCAGGGAATTTCTACCAGTCAGGCGAGTTGGGTTTTTTATGGAGTTTTGATTATGGAAGAACATAGGGGGATGAATGGGTGACTGATTTAACGGGAGCGTTGGGGGGCAACTGGAAGCCCACAGAGAAAATAGTTGATCCGGTAGATATTCAAATAAAGGACTCCATGATTCAGTCCGGGCTAGAGCCACCAGAGCAAATCTTTATTGATGGCCAGGTTCACCGATTCAAATCAGGCACTAAGGGTAAATCCGGTGCTGGCGACAAATCAGGATGGTATATCTTTTTTAGCGGGCAAGTACCTGCCGGAAGATTCGGGGATTGGCGATCTGACACTAGCGTTTCCTTTGTTGCCGATATCGGAAGAGAGCTGACCAGTGTTGAGCAGATGGCTAACGCCAAACGAATGGCAGAGGCCAAGGCTCTCCGAGATGCAGAAACCAAACGAAAACATGACTCTGCCGCATCAACTGTAGAGCGGATATGGGAGGATGCGGCCATTGCCTCAGAGGATCATCCATATCTAGCCAGAAAGGGGGTGGGTCTGCATGGCGCAAGAGTAACCGGAGATGGTCGACTTATTGTCCCATTATTCAATCCAGACAATGAAATCAAATCCCTTCAATATATAAGCGCAGATGGAACTAAGCGATATCACACTGGAGGCCAGACCAAAGGAATGTATTGGGGTCTTGGAGATCCACAAAAACGACTATATATAGCGGAAGGGTTTGCCACAGCCGCCACTATCCAAGAGGCCACAGGAGACGGGGTTGTTGTTGCCTACTCAGCATCCAATCTAGTTCCCGTCTCCGAGATAATGAGAGAGAAGTTCCCAAGTATTGAGATAGTTGTTGTTGCCGATAATGACAAGAGTGGGGTTGGCCAGAAATATGCAGATCAGGCTAGTGCCAAGACAGGGGCAAGGGTGGTTATGCCTCCCTCTGATGGCGATGTAAATGATTATGCTCAAGATGGGGGAGACGTTAAAGAACTGCTCTCCAAGCCATCAAAAGACGGTTTTCATCTAGTTAATATATCCGACATTCTAAGCCTCGGGTTCGAGACAGATTGGCTTATAAAACATTACCTTACAAAAGAATCCCTGGCCTCTGTGGTAGGTGCATCAATGGCTGGCAAATCATTTCTAGCAATAGACTGGGCTCTGCACATCGCAACAGGAACACCTTGGCAAGGCCACAAAGTAGAACAGGGGTCAGTCGTCTATATAGCGGGAGAGGGTCACAAGGGGCTAGGTAAGCGAATCAGAGCATGGGAGATCGCCAACAATATCAGCATTAAAGATGCTCCGGTTCGCTTCTCATCCACCAACGCCATGCTGATAGACAAAACCAGTGCAGAGGAAGTCTCCTTTGCTATCAATAGCATGGCAGAGGAGGTCGGCTCTCCATCACTGGTAGTTATTGATACCCTGCACAGAAATATGGGTGGCGATGAGAATAGCAGTCAGGATTTCGCACAATTCCTCAACAATATCGAAGCCCCAATAAAAACCAGACATAAATGTTGCGTCCTGATTGTTCACCACACAGGCCATGAATCAGGAGGCCGGGGGCGAGGATCATCAGCCCAGAGAGCATCCTATGACCACGACTTCATGCTCTGCAAACAGGATGATGTGTCGGTTCTGACCAACGAGAAAAACAAGGACAACGCCATCTCCCCAGAGGTTGCCTTCACGCTCAATTCGGTAGATTTAGGGGTAGTTGATGAGGATGGCGATCCTGTCACAAGTTGCTCTATTGCGCTAACCGAAGCACCAGCCAAGAAAGAAAAGGGTAATAAATTGGCCTCTATGCGAAAGAAATTCGAGAACGCTTGGGAGGTATCAGGTAAAGAAATAGACGAAAAAGGGCGGCCTTTTGTATGCAGATCGGCATTGGCAGACTATCTGGAGAGGACGGGAATAGCTGAATCAACTGTCAAAAATTACCTCAAACCAAGCTATACGGGCGGGTTAATTTGCACACTTATTGACTCAAAAATTGTAGAACTATATAAAAATGGGTGGTCAATCTGTGAAGAATCACAGGCCAGTGCCATGCTGTTGGAGAAGTGAAATTGTGGATAAGTCTGTGGATAACTTTAGAGGGTACATGGGTACATAAGGGTACATGTACACAAAATGTACCGTGTACCTAAAATCCGCTAAGGTACTGATTTCTCGTGGTGCGCTAGGGTACAGTACAGTACACCCCCCTAAAGGGGTGTACCATGTACCCTCCCACGATTCAGTAGCCCGAAAACCTGTACTATGTTTTTTTGGGGTTGCTTAAAAAATAGGCAGTTTATTTTTTTGGTATTTTATAAATTGGTGGATAATTGACATAATTATGAAGTGGGGTAGAATTTAATAATGCAGATAGAGAAAGTACATCCTAGTAAATTGGTCGGGTATGTGAACAATGCCAAGACTCATCCTGAGAAACAGATAGAGATGATTGCATCGTCTATTCGAGAGTTTGGGTTTAATGCACCTATTCTGATTGATGGCGAGAATGGGATCATTGCCGGGCATGGCAGATTGGAGGCGGCCAAGAAGCTGAACCTTGAGAGTGTGCCAGTGGTTAGATTGGATCATATGAGCGAGGCACAGAAGAAGGCATATATTCTTGCAGATAATCGGCTAGGTGAGGTTGGGGGTACTGAGTGGGATATGGATTTGGTATCTCTTGAGTTGG